CAGATATACAAGTCCAACCTTGTTGACGGTTGCGCCGCTCTGGGCTTTTCCGTATCCATAGAGTTGGATTTGTACCTGCTGCTGGATAGTAGCGCCATCGCTTCGGCGCTCCTTGAGTTGATTGAATCCGACAGTTTTCCAATCAAGGACAATGCCACGGATGCTGTCGAATAGGTCAATGGTGCCTGACAGGTTTGAACGAATCTGAACCTTCTGCTCAACTTCGTAGCCTTCAAGTTTGCCAAAGACTTCAGCCAGGTATGCGTGGATTGCAGTACCGACTTGCGCCGCCCAGGAACTGCTCCCACTTTCGTTGGGCTTCTCCCAGTCCAAGAGTTTGTACGCAAGTCGGCGGCTGCATTCGTGTCCGATTTCGGATGGACCAATAGCAATCTGCTTTCCGCGTGGCGTCCAGATTCCTGCTTGAGTAATCAGTTCGCGCAGTTGGTTAGCAAGTTGCTGACCTGGAGAAGATATTGATGCGAAGGTCATTCATCATCCTCATCTTCATAAATCTCTTCGTCAGGTATTGACGGAGTGATGGGGTCTATCCAAGGATTGATGATACTCATTGATTATCCACCAAAGAAAATCGGCGAGATTGCTGAACAACTTCCAGCATCTCTATCACTTGCGGTGGCAGGATTTCGCGAGCGCGTTTGGTATCGAATCTCTTTGATTCAATTTGTGTCCAGCGCACCACTGGTAATCCGTTGTGAACACCTTCTTCACAGTCACCCAGAGCATTCTCCAGGTGACTGCGAGCGATGTCTGCAACTTCTTGCCACTCTTTTATCTTGGCCAACGCTTCACGGTATTGCTTTAGCCATTGGGCAGTGTTGTCATCAAGGACAACAACACCTTTTTCTACTTGCATTGACATAGTTTCCCCCTAGTCATTTTTTAGTACCAACGATTGCGCTTGAAGAAGTCCCAGGCGGCACAGGGGCCACCAGAGCCATACTTTCGACCGATGTACGCAAGTGTTGCTACGGTTTGAGCCACACCAGATTCAGAATGTTTCATTCCAAGATTCTGATATGTACCTTCCAGCAATTGCCCGATTCCTCGCGCACTGCTCGTTGGATTCTTGGCCTTGGGATTCCAAGCGGATTCCTTACCGACCAATTTGGTAAAGCAGGCGAACTGCTTCTTTGTCAGCAACTCCCGCGCTAACTGCTTCGGATTCACTTGCATGAGTGCAGGTGGCTCCTTGTAGATGACGGTGGCGGGAACTGCTTGTTGTGGTGCAAAGGCAGCATTGACAAACATTGATGTCATTGCTGAAACCCCGATGATGATGGCGATTCCTCGCCAAGTTTTTCGTCTGTTAGTTGTGATTGGATTTCTCCTTCCAATTTCACACCAGCACGCTTGAGAACCGTAGTTACATACGAATGCTCAAGATTGAGCGCTGCTGCGATTTCTTTCGGTGTGCATCCTGACCCAAACATCATTCGGACTCTTTCCGCATTATTGATGCGCGGAGCATTTGCTTTGCGTGCTTTGAGCATTCGCTTGCGTTGCTCCGTTGTGAAACCTGCCCATATTCCGTAGGGGATTTCTTGGTCAAGTGCGTATTCCAAGCACTCCTTTCGTTCGATACAGCCATCACACATCTTGCGGATGGCAGGGAGCGACTTTCGCTCTTCAGCACGCGATTCAGGAAAGAAGATGTTTGCATCTTCAATATTTCTGCATTTGGCTTCTGGCAGTTTTGGAATGAGAGGAAGGAATTCAAAGAAATTCACATCCTCTCCTTCAGCCAGGAGTCCAAGTCCTGAACCACGAAGGCCTTCTCGACAGAAGCATTGCGGCGTTTGATAACCACAAATGATGGTGGAACTTCTGCCAAGCCACGCGCTTTGGCGTAGTTCTTGGCTTCAGCCACTGCTTCTTCCCAGAAGGTCGGCAAACTAATGGATTTACGATTCTTGGCTTCAAGAATGTAAGTTTTGCCAGCAATGACGGCAACAATGTCGCCTTCATCTTTGGAACCCGAAAGTCGCAAACGCTCTGCAAAGACACCGTGACTCCGCAACCACTTGAGGATTCCGATTTCCCAGGCAGAGCCTTTGCGTCCATTCGGATTGGCCATTACTTCACCAATTCTAACTTTGCGGGCTTTTTGACCCGCGATTCTTTGACAATCATTATGAGTTGTTCCGCCAGTGTCAGCGCTTCCTGCTCTGTCAACTTGGCAATGCGAACGGCCAACTCTGGAAATCCAGAGCGCACTGCATCCAATCGGATGGCGCCATCTTCGTGCTTGAGAGCATCAATGCTTGCAAACTCTTTCAAGCCAGCAAGGTCAATGATGTTGACCTGTTCGACCACATCTTCTAGCAGGTCAAGGTTGGCATCCTGCTCTTCCAGGTAGATGGTGAATTCACCAGCCCCATTTGAGTGGACGCTGAACAGCGCTTCGCGGTAATTCATTTGCGCTCCAATGCCTGCGCTATGCGCTTCTGCTTAGAATCCCACTGCTGGGCTTCTCTGATGGCTTCATCCAGCGGGCTGGCGTCATACCGTAGAACGGCCACGATAACCCCTAGAATGCCCGCTAAAGCCCCAATAATCACTATCTGGTCCATATGGACCCCCTTTCCGTTGGCCTAAGTATGACCTAGGCGGCTGACAGCCTAGGGACGACACGCCGATGGGGTCAATCTGGGGTTGTATGGACAATCGTATGGACAGATGGTTCAATTCTCTTATTGGAGCCAAGCACAGTAACTCCAGGAAACGGAAGAAGAAAATGGTCAGAACAACAAGAATCACAAGCAATGTAACAATCGCTGAATTCCCTGAAATGGCAGATGCTTTGCTTGATGCAATGAATAACAACAGCCCACGTCGTTGGGTAATCCTTGAGTTGATTGCTAAGCAAACAGAAGCAAAGCAAAACAAGTTCTGGAAGTTTTATGATGCGTTTGTAGCATCAAAGGTAGGTGCATAATCGTGGCTACAGCACTACTAGAGCAAGTAATCGGCAGCAGCAATGGTCGTTCAGGCAGTCTCAATTATGTTGATTCAGATGTCCAAGCAGTTCACGAACGCTTTGGAATTCCTTATCAAGTTGAAACACCTTATGAATTGGCTGTTCAACTTTCACACAGCAAATATGGAATCCAAGTAGTCGAATTTTCCAATGGCGCAATCTGCTATGGATACGTCAATTTTGCAGACCAGATTCCTGCACATCAAACATTGCGAGCAATCAAGCGTATGCGCGGTGTTAGAACAGCACACTACATTTCAAAGAACAATGGAGTCAGATAATGAAAATCAAATTCAAACGTTCAAAGGCTGGCCATTACTACTATGGCCAGTACCAAATCAATCGTTGGTACCCTGAGAGCAATTCGTATATTCTTTGGTGCGTAAGCATTGACAATGTTGGATTAGATGACTACCGCACTTTGAAACAAGCAAAAGCACACATCATTGCAGACATAATGAAAACTAAGGAGTTGGCATAATGCTAGACCTACTCTTTGGCACACACGTTGCTGGTTGGCAGGCGATGGTGCAGTTCTTCTTCTGGACCGGAATTTCATTGGTCTTGGTTCTTCGTTGGATGAAAAGGAATGCACGATGAGCGCAATGAGCAACTTGCACCTGCAACTGACAACAGCGATGAATCACACCGCTGACAAACTTCGCGATGCGACCGCCGATGGCTCTGGCGAAGTCCTAGAAGCCACCTGTATGACAGCAATTGAGATTCTGCAAATCTGCGCCAATGCACTGGCGGAAATACGCGAAGCCAGTGAAGGAGTCAGCAGTGGACATTAGAAAATGCCAGCGATGCGGTCAGATTGATTGGCAACAAGGTTTTCACATTCCGTGTAAATGTAATCGAAAGGAGAAGAAATGAAGAAGATTCGGTCCGTCCGTGTCAGCGATTCGCTGTGGTACAAGGTCAAACTCAAGGCCAAGGAAGAAGATAGAACTGTCAGCGAAGTCATCGTTGATTACTTGCGTGAATATGTAAAAGCCTAAAAAGCAAGAAGAACCCCCACACTGGAAAGGTGTCAGTGTGGGGGTTCTTCCTTATCGCTAGGGGATAAAAACTATTGTTTATCCTGGTTGCGTTTTATTTCAGCGAGTTCGGCAGCAATACTAAAGTATGCGGCACCATCAATGAAAGTGTCATCTTTGGAGTATTCAAAATTTTGTTGCAGTCTGGCAATCTTCACCAGCGCCATACAGATTGCAACCTGCATTGGCGATACTTCTGTCCCAAGGTAGGCAGACCACAAGACTGCAATTCTTCGATGATTCTCATATGGCGTTCCATAATCTTCTTGGCGGTCGCCATACATCAGCCTTTCGGCTTCTTTGAGAATTTCCCCCCGTTTCATCTGAACTACTCTCCTTCTTCCAAATCCTCAATGTCAGTGTAAAGAGCAACTTCTGTTTTTTGATTTTCTACGCGCTGTGCGTACTCACCAAGACCTAGAGCGGAAAGCACGAACGCAACTGCTGCTTCGGTTGGCATCTCTGGTGAGAGCGCGGAAACTATCAGAGCAACTGCTGATGAAACAAACGCTGCTACGCGAGCAGGATTCTTGTGAACAAATGACTTCAACTTTTCCATTCTTACTCCTTGAACTTAGGCTTACCGAATCCCACGATTGAGACTGGTTCTTGGCGCTTCAACTTCAAACGCTTGGTCTTTTTGTAGGTTCTGGTCTTGAAGGCAACCATACCGCCATTGCGTTGGTCTCCTTTTGAATCGCCAGAAGTATTTCCTTCAATTGTATGGACGATGCCTTTGCGAGCCTGCACGCCGATGACAATGCCGATATGACTAATCCGCTCGACTCCGTCACCTGGGAAGTCAAAGAAGGCTAGGTCGCCTGGCTCTGGCCTTGCGGTGGCGGCATCCTGCCACTGACCACGGGATTGAAAGGCTGTGGCTCCAGCCAGCGTTGAGATGCAATTAGGGATGCGCAGACCAACCTTCTTGGCGCACCACATTACGAATGACCCGCACCAAGGCAGGTAGTTCGCTCCCATCTCCTTGCCAAACTTTGTCTCATTCTCTTTCGGGCCTTCGGTGTATCCAACTTCAGCCCAAGCGACCTGAATGAATCTGTCGCGCTGTGTCATTTGCGGGTTCTCTTTTGCTTGGTCAGCAGAAGGCTGTAAATCTCATCTACCCGCTCTTCCAAACGATTGACTTGGTCTTTCAAACTTGAGCCAGAGTTGGGCTTGAGTTCTGCCAAGTAGTGCTGCACTAGCCATTTGACTCCGTAGGCAAATGAGCCAACAAGTGTGCTGACAGCAACTGCCAGGGTTGCGATGTCGGTTGGTGACATTATTTCTCCTTCAGCAAGACCTGAATATCATCAAACAGGTCTATATGGTCATCAATCGTTCTTTGTATCGGAACAATTTCTGCAACTAGGTCCATTTTCTAACTTCTTGATTGTGGCTTTCAAGATTGCATTCTCTTGAGCCATTGAACCAATCTGTTCCCGCATTGCCTGCAATACGGTTGCTAGGTCCAATTCAGTTTCCATCTATTCCCCCTTGAGCAGTGCTATTTCTTTGTAAAGGTCTTGAATCAAAGCGAGCAATCCAGGAACAATCATTCTGTCATTCCAAGATTCAACTTCACCATTTTCATAATCTGCTGCGACTGGATAGACAGCATCAACTTCTTCAGCAATAAATCCAGGAATCAAAGCGCCAAAGCGACTGTCAGATTCCGATAGATAATCTTCGCGATAGGTAAATGCTCGCACTGGCAAATCAAGTAATTTCTTTGGGTCAAGTTCATCAATATCAGTCAAAGTTGTGATGTTCTCTTTGTATCTCTGGCTTGATGCAGTGCTTCGCGTAACGCGACCAAGAGTAATAGTGACGCGGCCATTGGCGGCATCTGTGACCGTTGTATGGTTTGGAGTGAACAAGTCACGGTTGGCAGTGACATCATTAGTTGCAGTTATACTATTGCTGGCAGTTATATTTCCGCTTGATGATATAGTTCCGCCGCTAACTGTTCCTGATGCGCTAACATTTGTGGCATTATTTAGATTGCCATTATTCAAATTGATGTTTCCACCATTTGACATAGAAATTGCTGTTCCAGTACCGCGAACAATATAAGTGTCAAAACTTGCTTGACCAAAAGTTCCAGTTGAAATGTAATTTGTTCCATCGCCAAATGATGTGGCTCCGATGGTAAATCCACCAATAGTTCCAGTTGCGGCAGTTAAAGTTCCAGCAGCAGTAACATTGAAACTTGACCCATTTGTGATGGTATAACCAGTCAAAGTTCCTGCAACAAGTTTATCTGTTGTGATTGAACCAGCAGCAATCTGGGATGCTGTAATGGTTGCTGCTGCGATTTTATCGCCTGTGATTGTGCCTGCAACAAGTTTTGTTCCAGTAATAGATGCTGCAGCAATTCGGTCAGCAGCCAAGGTGCCAGTGGAGATATTGCCAGCATTGAGATTGGAAACTGTGATGACTGATGCATCAATGGTTCCTGATGTAATTTTGTTAGCAGATAAATTGGCAAGAGCATTATTTCCTAGAGGAACTGCAACTCCCCAAGAGCCTGATGTGTAACGATAGATTTTATTGTCATCATCAGTATCAAACCAAAGGTCGCCTTCGGCAAATGGTCCAGTGCTGGGTTGCGTGGTCTGACGATAAACGCGGTTCTTGCCATCGGCAGTGGTCTGTGCCGCTGTAGCGGCTGACTGTGCCGCGGCGATTGCAGTATCTTGAACAGATACCCAGGCAGTTCCATTGTAATAATACTGTTTGTAGCCATCGTCAGTATCAAACCAAAGGTCGCCTTCTTTCAAAGAAGGGTCAGTTGGCGCTGATGCCTGGTAATAAACAACAGCACCAGAGTTGAGAACAATTTGGTCAATTGTGTTGGCAAGACCATCAGCAGTATCTGGTACAGCAGGCACCACAGATGAAACAGTAAAGTCAGCAGTCTGTGTGACTGTGATTGGCGTAT